CTCTCGCTCCAACTGGTCATTGACCAGCCGCAGTGACGCAACCTGACGGTTATACGCCGCCTCGGCTGCCTGGGCGTCACCGTTCCGCGTAGCGCGGATGCTCTCAAGCGTTGACAGAAGGTTCTCTGCCTCCTGTGCCGCCTGCCGCTGCTGGCCGACGAGCGCCGCTACGCCGCTGCCTTGAATCTGCTCTGGCGACAAGGCCGCAGCCTGCTGCTGGAGTGTTGCGGCGCGGGACGTCTGCTGAAGGAAGCCGGGCTGCTGAAAACGGAGTTCTTGGCCGGAGGCGAGGCCAGCGGTGGCCTGGCTGGCCTCCTTGAGTCGCTGCTGGGCCTGCGTGACGCGATTGATCCGCGCCTCCAGGTTGGCGAAGTCGCGCTCGCTGACCTTCGCGCCGCGGTCGATCTCGGCGAGCAACTGCTGGGCAGACTTCTGCGCCGACTCGAGCGCCGGCAGGAAGTTCCTCTGCACCTGCGTCGACAGACCGGCGAAGTCCTTCGCCGCCTGCGCGACAGGCTTCGCAATCCGATCCGCCGCCTCGACGAGTTGACGAAATGCCTGGACTTGCTGCTGATTGACGAGTTTCAGTTCCTGCCCGACGCCTTGCTTGAGCGCCCGCTGAAACTTTTGCAGCGGCGTCAGAAGTTCGTCGAACGACTTCCCGGCTCGCCGAACGGCACCGGAGATCGTGCCGTCGATCTTCTGGGCGTAGCTCTTGAACTCTCTCGCGCTGGCAGTGAGTTGCCGGGAAGCGTCCGAAGTGTTGACGCTAACGACCGCCGAGATTTTGCCGAGGTAGCCGCGTGCCATCATCTCATCCTTGAGGCTTCTGCAACTTCATCAGTTCGGCGAACATGGCTTCCTGCGACTGCTTCGGCCGCTTCGATGCAGGGATGAACACTTCCTCGTCAGGCACACGCTTGTAGTTACCGGACGCGGCCATGATCGTCCTGCATATCCTGGCCGTCTGCTGCCAACTGTTTCCCAGCGGCCACCGCTGCTGGTAGGCAAACCACTCCGACAACTCCTGCGAATCGACCGTCTCGAGCAGTTCCCTGACCGACCGGCCCAGCGCCAGCGCTAGGTCGAAGTAGAACTTTCGCTCGGGGCGGTCGGTGAACCGTTTCCCAGCGCATCCACCGCCGAGTCGGTGAAGGCATTGTGCTGCCACGCCTTGTCGAAGAGACGGTTGATCACCACGCTCGACTTGTCGCCGAGGGCGTCGATGTCAGCGTCGCCAAAAAGGCGGTCGCCGGCTTCGTCGGCCAACGTCAGCACGAGGAAGCGAACGCGGAACGCCTTCATCTTCTGCTCGCTGTACGCTTCCTCGAACTTGTCACGCTCGGTGCCGCTGATGGTGCGGACGTAGACGTCGCCACCCCACTCCGGCACGGGGACGGCCTCGGACAACTTGACATCCTTCGCCGCCAGAATCTTCGCCTTGCTCAACGACATGAATCAGGTTCCTTGGTTACTACAAAAACACATCGCCCAACGGTTGCGAGCCTGCTTGTTCAGCGACCGCCCCAGAAAGAACTATTGGCCCACCGATGATCATCTCGAGGCCGTTGCTTCCGAAGCCCCATGCTGCCCAAAACTTTGTATCGCGGTCCCACCCTATTTCAGGCACGGTGACCTTGATGACCCCCTGGGCAGCGGACACAACGCTGACAATGAAGTCGCCAGGGTCAAGCGCGGCCCTGTACCAAGTTGTGCCAGCTTGGATCGACGAGAGGCCCACAAGGCTGCGACCTGCGCTCGCTTGAAAAGTGAACTCGTCGCCGCTGAACATCACAATCTTCAGGTAGTTAGCCGCATCGGGCTGAAAGAACCCTCTTGTCACCGATCCGACGGCAAGCGTTCGGATCGCCAAGGCCGGGTTCTCGGCGGATGCTCGCGTTGAATACAGCGTCCATTTGGCACCAGTCACCCCAAAGTTATCGTTTCCTGCCAGTATTCCGGCCGGAAAAACAACCGAAACAATTCCTTGCTGCGTGGAAATGACAGAGGTCGAGAGCGCTGTAGTCTGCGCGAATGTTACATTGCCGACCTCTTGACCATTTGAATATGAAACACTGACGTAAGCAACGAGTGTGTGCCCAGTAAGGTCGACGCCCAGGGGCACAGTGTGGACGGTATGGGTGCCGTTTACCTGAACGACGTCGCTGGCGATGGGCAGTTGAGACACAGTCGTCATGTCGGCGCCTCGTCGTAGTCCGTCAGGACAAATCGCAAAGTCCCGCGAACAAGATCACCAACCCGCGCGTCTACGCCTGCGCCTGACAAAACAACCTGCTTAGTGATCTGCATCGACGGCGTGCTAAACGTCAAAGGACCGTAGTCGCCGATGTATCTGTCCGCTTGCCCGCCATTAGCGGACGCGATGTATTCGACGTCGATGGAGCCGCCAGAAACGTCCCCGGTCGGCACCATGACCCGGTAGCCAAGCGGGTCAAGCGGGCTGGTCATGTCCACGACCTCCGCTTGCGGAAGGTCGACAGATATGGATGTGACGTTTGCCTTGATTTGGCCCCTTGAGCCAGCAAACGTGAATGTCGCCCCTTGGGCTGCGAATCCCGCCATCGCTTACGCGACTCGGAACGTCGCGCTCCCCGAGATAAGGGCACCGACAGAGCCGCCGATCGAAGACGAGGCGATCGTCGCGTTGCCGGTGAAGGAGAGCGGACCAGAGATCGCAAGAGCGCCCGACGCGCCGGCGGAGAGGATGTTCGTGGAGATGTAGTCGATCTGCACCTCGCGGTCAGTCGCGAAGCCACCGACGTACTCCCGGCGTCCGTTCGGCGCGATGCCCAGGTGGCTGCCGTCGATGAGGTCTTGCGTGTCATTGACCTGAACCGAGGTGACCGTGAGGTTCGAGCCACCGAACGAGAACGTCAGTCCCTGTGCGGAAATACCAGCCATGTGTCGCGCCTCCTTGCGCCGTAGTCGTGACCTGTAGTATTACGAGGCGGCTTCTTGCCACCTGATCTGATACAACTGCCGCACCTCGTAGGCCGGCGGAAGTTGGGCTCCCACGGCCGTCGGGTCGAGGAAATCGTCAGTTTCGCTGACGAGCCTCATATCACTGATTGTAACCCCCATCGCGCTGCCTGTGTTGCCATCCAGAGCAAGCCGGACCTCGTCTCCCAACTCCCTGGCGGCGTCGTGGGTGAGCGCCCATGAGGCGATCTGGATCGACAGGAGGGGCATGAACATCGGCCCGGTCAGGCTGGCCTCGCGGATGATGTTCTGCCGCTTGTAGACAATGAAAGGGAACCCGGCCGACTTCGGCACGGCGATCGGGTAGACGTTGAACCCGACGAGCCTGGCGACCGCCGGGACGCTCGTCAGCCGGTAGTAGACGTAGTCCTCGGGCTTGATGATCACCGGAGTTCCTCGATGTAGTTCTTCATGTTGGCGATGAGGGACGCCAGGACGGCCGAGGAGTTCTCGCTGATCGTCTTTTGCATCGGGCTCTGGGCCGGCATGGGGCGGATCGTCTCGCCTGGCTTGAGCGTGACGGGGTGCATCTCGCCAGCAGCGTCCGAACCGAAGTCGTGCGGATACCCGCTGCCGGCCTTCGCCTGCCGCGTTCGCTCGTTCTTCGACCCCATGAGGAAGTAGTAGCCGCGACTCATGTTCGCGAACTGCTCGTTGTTGAACGTCCCCGCGCGCTTCATCTTCCCGTTGATGCTCTGGTGGACGTTGATGTAGGTGCGGCGACCCTGCGTGCCTGGGCGGCGAGGGCCGGTCCCGAACTCCACCAGCCAGGCGTGGTTGCCGCTGCCCATCTCTGGGTCGGCCCCGACGGGGCCGGTGACGCGGGGGCCGGTGACGGCGACCGTCGCGCCATCGTATTGGCGAGTCTCCGTCCTGATCGACTTGTAGAGGTTGTCGGTGACGTTGTGAATCTTGGCCTTGTAGCCCTTTTTGATGATCTCCGACGCCTTTTTGACTGCCTTGGCCCGCAGTTGCCCCGGATCGCGCTGCGCCCGCAGGGCCATCAACTCCAGTTCCTTGGCGATCTCGCGGGCGCCTGACGTCTGGATGGTGACGAAGCTCTCGACGATCTGCCTGGCAGACCGCCCGCCGAAGTCGCGTGGCTGCGTTGCGTCGATGAGAACTGCCATCACTGCACCTCGCGGGCCAGGATTTCCAGGGCCGTGCGGTTGTCACGCTCGACGACCGCCGCAATTTCCATGTTACGCCCCCGCCAGACGAGGCGGTTGAGATGCGTGACGTCGGCCCGGTAGCGGATGCGGATGCGGTGGGTCGCGATGACGTTCGCCTGCTGGGCCTGGAGGATGTCCCGGCTCGAGAGGCCGTTGACGCTCGCCCACACCGTTGCGACGGTGGTGTCCCAATCCATGACGGTCTCGCCAGAGGGCTTCCGCACCTCCGTCTGGGCCTTGATCGCCACCCGCTCACGCATGGAGCCGATGATCATGCGACGGTGCCCTCGCCAACGATGACGATGTCATACGCTCCGCCGCTCGAGCCGGTGACCGTCACGCCCGACGCCGCCATCCCAGCGGCCGAAGGATCGCACTGGGCCGCCGCCGCGCCGGCCGCTACGGACACGCCGCCGGCAGGGAACGGGCCACCAGCGAACGACAGGGCCGTCATGCCGGTGTTTCGCACGAACCACCCCTTCACGGCCGTCAGTGTCACCGTCGCTGGCGAGCCGCCTCGTGAGTCGGCCAGAGACGACAGGGCCAGCGTCTCCGACGTCCCCGCCAGCGTCCTGCGGCCGCTCCAAGCCACCTGGGCCTGGTTGGCGGCGGTGCCGTCGGTGAGCGTCACCGAATAGGCGGCCGGCGTGACCCGGATGGACCGGGAGATGTCGGCGTCGTTGGTCTCGTGGGCCACGAGCGACAGGGTGATCTGGGCGGTGAGTGCCATCGGTCAGGTTCCCATGACGTAGATTTCGTATTCCTGCCCCGTCACCCCGCCGATGCGGAGAATGCTCCCGCCCGACGTCGTGGCGAAGCCGGCCGAGTTCGGGCAGGACAGCAGGAACGCCCCGCCCTCGCGGATCGGGTAGCCGCGAAGCGTCAGCGCCCCGAGGTTGATCATCGGGGAGAAGTTCCAGGACGTCACATCCTGTCGAAAGAGGCTGAACTGGCTCCCAGACCAGCCGGCCGACAGGGCAATCTGGCTCGTCGTCGACAGGTTCTTGAGGCACAGGAGCTTCACTGTGCCGATGCCGATGGCCGAGAAGTCGACCTCGTCGAGGCCCAACGCGAACGTCCGGCGGTCGCTCCACACCTTCGTGCAGTCGCCGACGTCGAAGAAGAACGTCAGCGGGTGGTCTGTGATCGCAGTCGTTAGCCCGTTCGCGAACTGCGAACGCGAATGCACCTGCGCCTGCACCGTGGCCTGGAGGCTCATCGGTAGCCCCCCCAGCCCGACGCCGCCAGGAGCGTGTCGAAGGTCTGCGGCACCGGCAGCACCTGGCTGAAGCCGGTGACCACGGGCTGCCGCATCTCGAACCAGTGGGCGACGAGGAGAAGGATCAGACCCTTGACCGTGCTCGGCACGCTCGAGCCGCTGGCTCCGTAGCCTGCCGGCCAGCGGACGACGACGCTGTTCTCGTCGCCCCGCACCGCCGGCCAGACGCCTTCGTAGACAGGGTAGATGCGGCCGGGCGTGGCGTAGTGGTCAGCCTGGAACGCCCCCGTCGCCGAGGTGATCGTCTGACTGACGCCGGCCTCGTCGCGATAGATGACCGTCACCGTGCCGCTCGCCATCGGCGGCCGGGGGAGGACGATCTCCCACAGCGGGAAGCAGTCGTAGCGGGCCTCGAGCGTCTGGGAGATGAGGCTGACGTCCAGCACGTTCTCGACGTACTCCGTCGCCATCGCGATCAGGCTGGTGAGATAGGTGTCCTCGTCGGAGGTGTCGACGCGGCACTGCGTCTTCGCCTCGGAGAGCGTGACTGGGTACACCGTCGGGGCGGTGTGCTTGACGAGACTGCGGTACGGAGTGACACCGGCCGACGGGTACTCCGGCGAGCCGTAGGTGATGGTGACGGTCATTTCGGCTTTCTCCTCGCCGGCTGCGGCATCGAGGCCCGCTCGCTACGCTCTTCGATGGTCGCCGCCTCCAGGTGACGCTCGCCGATCTCTTCGACGAGGCCACGGGCGATGTAGATGCGGGCGGCGCCGTCGCCCCAGTCGAACTCCTGGCCGGCGCGGTAGCCAGCGAATGGCTTCAGGACGCGAATCTTCATGGGATGAACCCCCAGGCTCCTTCAGGCGGCTTCTTGCCGTTGTTCCAGAACTCCGTCGTGTGCTGCTGCACCTTCCCGCCCTCGACGCTCCTGGAGGGCCAGGTGATCATCAGTTCGGCGTGGCCGACGCTGACGTTGGTGGCGATGCCCAGGCGGTTCCCGCTGGCGGCGAACTTCTTCCAGAAGTAGATGTCCTCGTCGATATGGCCGCCCGTGAACGTCCCTTCGTCATTGGCCTCGGCCAGGAACCACGGCTTCGCCATCTTCTTGATGGCCGCGGTGCGAATGAACGTGCAGCCGAAGTGGGCCGTCTCGGCGGGCTGGACGACCTTCTGGAACCAGTCGTTCTCGACCGTCGTCTTATCGTCCGGCGTGTTTCCGGCCAAGGCGAACATCACCGTGTTCGCCTCCCGCTTGGTCTGGAGCGGGGCGATGGCGTCGTAGCCCGAGTGCATCAGCAAGGCAAGGAGCGCCTCGACCGTCTTCGCGGTGAAGATCGTGTCGTAGTCGATTGTGAGCACCACATCGTGGGTGTCGATCACTTGCTCCATGCACCGCTGGAGGCACTGACCGAAAAACGCCCCGGTGTATTTGATCGGGGCGATCCCGTGAGGCGCGAGAGCCTGCGAGATGCAGAAGAAATTATCAGTGAAGCCGAGGCGAGGGACGCTCATCAGAGCGGCTACCTTCACCTCGGCTTCACAATTACCGACACGCAGCAGCATGGTTCGCTCCTTGTGAGGAGCGGGCGCGCATCCTTGCGCCTTTGTCGGCCATCATGGCCGTCCCGCTTGTACGGGACTAGCCAACGACTCGGGCAATGACACCAGCGTCAGCGTTGGACACGGGCGACTCTTCGGGGCGACCCAGGCGGGCCACCATCGCCACGTTCGCCGTCACGCCGGGGGTGTAGGACACCTTGAGGTAGCGCTTCTTGGCCTTCGTGTCGATGTCCATCTTGAGGACGGACGTCAGGGCCGTGCTGGTGACCGCGGGGATGCTGAAGCCGCCAGTGCCGCCGCCAACCAGAGCCGTGACGTTCGAGTAGGAGACGTTGTCGTCGGACTCCTCGACCTTCACGGCATTGGCAAACACGGTGCTGGCGTTGCTCGCCCGCAGCACCGTCACGCTGGCGTGATCGTAGCCGAGGGTGTCGATCGTCAGCGTGGCAGTCGCGGTTGCGCCGATGGCCGCAGCCTCGACGTTCGCAACGACCTTGTAGTTCTGGGAGTGGATCATGTTTCAGGGGCTCCTGTTATCACGAGGCGGCCGAACGGAGGGCGATCACAGGACCGACCTCGGAGTTCGTGCCAAGGGTGTGTGCGACCGAATCGAACCGCATCGTTCCTTGGAGCAGGAGCTGGTCGGTGGTCGCGTAGACCTGATCGAACAGCCGCACCGAGAAGTCACGACGCCGGGCGTAGATGCAGGCGAGGTTCAGGTTGCCGAAGAGCACCTTCACCTTGCTGGCGTCCGCGCCGAGGGTGCTGTTCATCACATGCACCATCCGCACGGGGTAGCCGAGGAAGGACTCGCCAGCACCGGCACCGATGTTCTCGACCGTGTTGCCGCCAGCGGCGTACTTCAGGCGAGCGATGCTCGAGGCGTAGCCAGCCGGCGAGACGTACCAAGCCGCACCCTGGCGGGCGTAGAGGGGCAGCTTGCCCATCACGGCGAGGAAGTCCTCGATGTCGAGGGTCTCGAAGGCGGTGTTGCCCGTCGCGGCCGACACCACCGAGGAGGTGTGGGTGCCGTCGTTGATCTTGTTGATGACGCCGTTGATGCCACCGTACTGGCTGGTGCCGTCACCGATCCAGCCGCACTGGTCGATGCGGAAGGCCAGCGAGGTCGAGAACTCCGTAGCGATTGCGTCGGCCAAGGACACTACGCCAGCCGTATCTTCGACCACCTCGGTGCTCATCCGGCAACCGACGGCCAACTTCTTGGCGACGAGCGACACGTTGCCGTAGGTCGGCTCGCTCTCGGTCACGGCGGAGCCTTCGCCCACGAAGTAGGCCGTGGTTCCGGTGAGCCGCTTGGGGATCACCATCGTGTCCCGGCTCATCGACACGTTCTCGACGGCCGAAGGATAGGTGCCGTAGGTCTCGACGAGACGAATCACGCGAGCGGCGAACTCCTCCGGCACCAGGCTGCCGCCGGCCGAGTTGCTGCCCTCGTTGAGGGCGCGGGCCTCGACGCCGTGCTCACGGCACCACCGGATGTCCGACTCGTTCTTGAACACGGTGGCCTTGATCCACCGGCCGCAGCGGTAGGCGCTCTCGACGGCTTCGGGGCCGTCGTTGAACGCCCGCAGGGTCGAGTGATGCGGGTTGATCGCCCGAATCTCGACCTTCTTGGGCTGCTCGGCAGCCACGGGGGCGGCGGGGGCCGCCGGGGCCGCAGCCTCGACGACAGCGCGGAGTTCCTGCTCCTTCGCGGCGAGCTTGCCCTCGAACTCCAGGTCGGACTTGACCTTGTCGGCCTCGTCGGAAAGCCGACGGAGTTCCGCGGTCTGATCCTCCGAACGCTCGGCCACATCGGCCAGTTCGGTCATCCGGGCGGCGATCGCCGCGGCACGGTCCTGAAGACGCTTGAGGTTGCTCGCCATGATTGGCCTTGCTCCTTGTGAAGCCGGCCAATCGCGAAGGTGCGGCGGCCGGCGGGTGGTTTGCCCGCAAGCGCGCCGCGAAATGAATCCTCAAGTCGCTCGCACTGCTCCCTGCGAAATCCTTCGCAGGGCGTATATCTTGATTTGTAGGGTACGGACTACTTGCCGTGCAAGTGAGTCCGCAGCATCGTTGCCTTGAGTGATGCGATCTTCGACCGGAAGTTCTCCGTCGATGCAGAGACTACGACGGTGATCGGCTGCGGCTCGAGCGACTCTTCGTCGATGTCGCGCTCTTCGTCGATCGTCGGAAGATCGCGCTCGCCTTCCATCTCCTTGACCTTGCGGGCCGACCAGTTCTTGGCGGCGTTTCCGCCCCACAAGAGCCACGCCACAAAGCCGGGCTTCTCTTCGCCGGCCTTGTCCCAGCCGGGGGACTTGCTCGCCGAATCGTGCCTGGCGAACCAGGCATTCATCTCACGAACCCAGTCATCGTTCATCTCCTCGCGGCGGGCCAGGCGGTTGGCGCGAGCCACCGTCTCCGGCTTCAGGCCGTCGCCGGACTTGCCTTCCTCGTGGAGCTTCAGACCTCGTCGAGCCGCCGAGGCCATTCCGGCCGTAGGTTTGAGACTGACGGCGGCACGCTCTTCTTCGCCGGCTTCCACCGTACCGTCTTCTGGGGCGGTTTCGGCTTCCGGCGGATCAGGTTCCGCAGAATCTTCGACCACAGGGCGATCCGCTCGCTGCTCATTCGCAGGCTCCTCGGCCTTGGTGTTCTCGGCGAGAGCCATCTCGATGGCCCGCTTGCTGACGTAGGTTTCGGTGGCGAGATAGGCCGGGGTGTCGACGGGGCCGGCGTCCCCGAGGAACGAGAACTTCTTGATCCGGCGGATCATGCGGCCGTTGGCATCGCGGGTCCACGTTTCGTCCTTGGGCGACGAGCGGAAGGCGAAACTGCTGCCCCGGACATCCCCGCGCTCGATGAGTTCGATGACGTCTGCGGCCGACCTGGGCGGGTCGATCTCGTATCGCAAACCGCGATCATCCACCATCAGCCGCATCGTGCCGCTGGTGGTTCGGCCGATGACTCGCTCGTGGTTGTATTTGCCGAAGACGTCGGGATTCGTCCGCATCACATCGTCGAACGCGCCGCGCTCCACGATCTCGACAAAACCTCCCAAGTCCTGCGACTCGGATTCAAAGACGGCAGCGTAGCCTCTGATGACCGTGCGGCCATTGTCGTCCTGCTTGACATGAAGCCCCGGAACTTCGCCGATCAGGCGTCGCTCAAGTTCGCACGATCCGTCCATGACTTCGTCGCCTCCTCATACGGCCTGCCGGAGCGGTGACACTCCAGAAGGCGGTCTCTCGTCTCTTCCATCCACGCAAGGACGAACGCCTCGATGTCGCGGCCTGTGGCCTTGGCGGCGTCCAGGAGTTCGGTCTTCATTCGCTGCTCGTGGGCCTCGAGCCACGCCTGCAACTTCCCCGGCTTGTTGCGGCGCTCGAGAATCCCGTCGGCCTCGACGGCCGCGAGCCGTCGGAGCGTCGTGCGGAAGAGCACCTCGGCCGCGGAGCGGTCGCTGGTGGCGGCCTCACCAGGCGTCGGCCCGTCGTTGCCGTCCTCCGCATCCTGCTCGTCGGCATCGTCGTCCATGCTGTCATCGCCGGAGGCGTCGGCGGCCGGGGCTTCGGGTGCTCCGGTCGGGTTCTCCATCGTGAAAGCGTCCAGGAGTTGCATATTCACCTGGACGAACCGCTTGTTGCCGAGGCCGTCGGGGAGCGGGTTGTAGCCGATCTGGCCGCGAATCTCGTCGACCGAGAGGCAGCCCATGTTGAACATCTCTCGCAGAAACTGCGACCTGGCCTGGTAGTCGCCGGCCATGAGCGCCGACATATCGAACTCGACGAAGTAGTTCTTGTCGTCGGCAATCAGGTCGCGCCGGACGGCAAACTGCCACCGCCGGCAATGCGGAATGAGCGAGAACGTCGCGAAGTCGATGGCCGACTGCTCGACGGTGTTGTAGCGGACATTGCTCAAATCACCGAGGAGATGCAAAGGCACCCGATAGCCGCGCCCGATTTCTTCGACGGCGTAGCGACGGGTGGCGATGAGCTCCGCATGTTGATTGTTGACCGGGTCGCTCTTCTTGTGGAAGCCGAAGGGCATGACCACGGTCGAGAACGCCTTCGTCGGGCCGCGGTGGGCGTCGTCCCACTGGGACTTGAAGTTCCGCAGGGCGTCGGGCTTGAACGGCTGGTCGGTTTCGATGTACGTCCCCGTCTGGGCACCGTTGCCAAAGAACGCCGACGAGTGCAGTTCCGTCGCTCGGGCGAGGGCGATGGCGTCCTTCGCGAGCGAGATCGGGACGTAGCCGGTGACGCCGTCGCTCGAGAGCCAGCGGAGGTGGAAAACCTGATCCTGCCGGTACTTCTTCGGCTCGGCCTGCATCGGCTCGGTGTATTGGTACTGGAGCCGGCCGTTCTCGAGCCGGACGATCGTCATCCGGCTGGCGTGCAGGGGGATGAGTTGGTCGACGGCCCCCCGCCGACCGGGCTTGATGAGGGAGTAGGCGTTGCCCCAGAGGAGCAACTGGCTCATCATCCACTCCCGCCACTCAAAACTCGTCATCCAGTCATTCGGCTGGTAGGCGAGGACTTCCTGGAGCGGCTGGTCCTCGGCGATCTCCTTGCCTCCGCCAGGCAGACGCCGGTAGAGGTTGAACGGCATCGAGGCGATCGACTCCGACAACACCCTGACGCAGCAGAGAACCGCGCTGCACTTCAGGCTGCTCTCGGGACTGACGGTAACGCCGGCCGTCGTTTTGTTGTTCTCGACGATCTCCTCGAAGACGCGGGAGAGGCTGGATCGCATCTCCAGGAGGTCGCTGACGTTCTCGGAGTCGAAGTCAGGCATCGTTTAGAACACCACCAGTTGCGGGTCTTCCTCGGGGCCATGCGTTTCGCTGCTGGCGAGGCCCAAGGCCATGATCAAGGCCACGGCGGCGTCGATCCTTGCGGTCGCGTGAGAGTGTTGTTTTGTAGGCTTTACGTTCCCGGCGTCATCGACGCGGCACTGCATATTGCTCAAGTGGAGGGCGATCGCCTTGTTGTCACCGAGGCGGAGCCGACCTCCCAGCGCCAGCGCCTCGAGCAATTTCGTCGGCGATGACATCGAGGCATAGCCCTGTCCATAGGGCTTCACTTCGATGCCTTCAGCGACTAACTGCGTCGTGATATGCGTGGCGTTCCAGCGATCAATAGCCACGGCGCGGACTGCGTTCTTCTCGCAAAACGAGAGGACGTAGTTCCGAACCGTGTCAAAATCGACAAGATCGCCTTCTGTTAGTGTAACGAATCCATCCTTGGCCCATTGCCGATACGGCGCTTCCGGCTTGTCGGCGTTGTCTTCGGGGATGAAGAGGTGCGCGTGAACGTCGAACGAGCCGTCCTCGTCGGGCCAGACGGCGACGAACGCCGTGGTGTCGGTGTTGCTCGACAAGTCCAGGCCGCAGTAGGCGATCCGGTCGCCGGCAGGCTTCGTCGGGACGAGGCACTTGTCGATCGTGCCGCTGCGGAAGTAGCGGTTTGCCCCGTTGCTCACCCACTGGTTCAGGTACAGCGTCCTGAACTTGATCTCCTGGACGACGCTCTCGCGGGCGAGGGCGGCCTCTCGCTCCATGAACTCCTGCCGCACCGTCGTGCCGTAGTTCGGCATGGCAATCCGCCAGGTGGCCTCGTCGAACGGGTCGGCATCGTCAGGGGCCGCGAAGATGCACGGCAGGAACGTCGGATCGTCGATCAGGCCGTCCTTGACCTTCAAGGCCCGCTGCCACTCGTCGTAGCAGGGGCCGACGCGGTCCATGCCGGCCGTGGTCACATAGATGACGAGCGGCTCGGCTCGCGCACCCATACCTGATTCCAGCACATCGACGAGGTCTCGGTTGGGCTGAACGTGATATTCGTCTACCACCACCAGACTCGGGTTGTACCCGTGTTTGCCCTTGTGCTCGGAGGAAAGGAACTGAATTGTGCTCTGCTTGTGCGGGATGACGATGGAGTTCTTGTATATCTTGCACCGCTTGAGCAGACCGGGGCAGGATTCGATGTACCTCGAGCACGCCGTGAACAGGAGGCTCGCCTGCTTTCGGTCGCCGGCGGCGATGAGAATCTGGCCGCCCGCCTCGCCAAAGAAGCCCTCGTAGGCGCCGATGACGGCGCACATGGCCGTCTTGCCCATCTTCCGCGGCAAAGCCAGGAGGCTCCGCTGGTACTGCCGCCGGCCGTCCGGCCGCTTCGTGTTGAAGAGGCGGTCGAGGTACTCGTCCTGCCACGGGGCCGGGACGAACGGCTGCCCGGTAAACGGGGACTCCGTATGCTTCAGCAGCCGCGCGAACTCGCGGATGTCAACCCGTCGCTGCGTCGTTGTCAAAGAGGGCGTCCACCGGGTCGTTTGTCACCTTCACCGCGCCGTACCCGAGACGGGTGCGGTCGGCGGGGGTGAGGCCCAGGACGGTTTCCAGTTGCCGTAGCTGCTCGTGGCAATGGTTGCTTTGGGACTGCCACTTCGTGGGCCGGCAGAACCGCAGGGAGCCGTCGGGGGCGAGAACTTCTCGCCAGCACTCGCCGGTTTTGGCGAGTTGCTGTTCGGCCTCTTGCCACTTGTCCCAGACGATCGCGTATCGCGTGATCACCTGGGTGTCAGAGTTACATAACGTCCCCATCTGCTGTGTAAACTCACAGACTCGACGAAACATTGCCTTCGCCGAGGGCCGCAGCCACTCCGGCGGCTCGGGCAGAGCGGTAGCCGGCGTGCCGAGTTCCTCGCGGTACTTGGCATCCTTGGACCCTCTCATCGAGAGGATGTGCTTCGGCGTTGGTGCTGGGCCTCTGACCATGACACCAGCGTAGGCCCGGCAGCACATGGCACGCAAAGGAGTCTAGGAAACGTCGAAAAACGCGGCGAATAGCCGTGATTTTCCCATTTTCGCGAAAGGCGAAAATCGCCGGGGAGCAAATAGGTCATACCTCCGCGAACCTGCGGGGCCG